CTCCTATGCGCCTACGACAACCATAGAGTTATCGGACGTCACAAAGACGCCGAACTTCTCAGACGTATGGCGGACTATGTAGATCAAGGTACGGGATGGTATGTCCCTAAGCGAAAGCGGCCTGTCAAAAGAAAGCCTAACCGTAAATGAAATTTAACGAAAAGCTCCTAGTGCTAGACATTGAGTGGCGTCCCACAAAGGCGTACGTCTGGCAAGCATGGAAGCAAGACATCACTCCAGACAAGATCATCGAACACGGCGGACTCCTCTGCTTTGCAGCCAAGTGGCTAGGCAAACCCGAGGTGGTCTTCCACTCCGATTGGACTGACGGTCACAAGGAAATGCTCGAAGCTGCCAAGGCTCTCATGAGTGAGGCCGACGCAATCCTTACGTACAACGGTGACAGGTATGACATCCCTAAGCTTATGGGCGAGTTCGCACTGGCTGGTATGACGCCTCCGCCGTCTCCGACAAGTATTGACCTACTGAAGAGTGTCAAGAAGCTCGGGTTCTTCATGAACCGGCTCGCCTTCATCGGTCCTCTGTTTGAACTCGGAAGTAAGCTGAAGCACGAAGGCTTCTCTATGTGGGTAGATGTCGAGGCTGGTAAGCCGGCGGCATTGAAGAAGATGGAACGCTATAATAAGCAGGACGTCCGACTACTTGAGAAGTTGTACAGGCGTATCCTTCCTTTCGTGTTCAAACATCCCCATCTCGGTGAGACCGCTCACGAGTGCGGAGCCTGTGGCTCGGATGACGTACAGAAGCGTGGCTTCCGTCGTACGAAGGTGTTTCAAATTCAACGTCTACACTGCCAGAGCTGCGGTTCATGGAGTGAGGGAACACGAAGTAAGATAAAATAGATGGAAGACTTAAAGAAGCGACTCGTCGATAGGTTCGAGGGTTTTGAACTTATCGACCTCCTGAATATCTCTATCGAAGATGTCGTCGAAGCCTTCGAAGAAACGATTACAGACAATATTGATTTTCTAGAGGAGTATCTAGCACATGGACACTAAGGCTGTAGATCAACTGACCAAGGAATACACGAATGACGCGCCAGAGAAGGTTGCCGCCGGTAGTATCAAGTATGACGGAGGAAAGCCTCCGATTTTTCGCGGGGCAATTTCATACTTCCCTCGTGCAATTAGCGCAGTTGCCGGCATCTCCGCTTTCGGTGCCTCTAAGTATGCTTGGAAAGGATGGGAAGGAGTTACCGATGGATTCAATCGGTACTCTGACGCAATGGTACGACACCTTACCTACGAAGGACAAGGCGAAGTTCTGGACCCTGATAGTGGACTTCTACATGCTGCTCACGCCGCATGGAACGCCCTCGCGCGTCTAGAGCTCCTCATGAAAGAACAGGAAGAGATGGCCTTATGGACGACATCACCTGAAGCAGATGAAATTGTGGAGCAGATTAATGGAAGCCATTACCTACAGCCAAACACCTAGCTCCATCTCGACGGTGACGGGGAGGTTCTTTGACCTCCTCGCCCCGGAGAACTACGAGTTCGACATCGAGGAGATTGCAACTGCTCTTAGCAACATCTGTCGTTATACTGGTCATGTCAATAAGTTCTATTCTGTGGCCGAACATTGCGTACTCGTATCGAACATCTGCTCGCCGAGATTTGCCTTGTGCGGCCTACTACACGACGCCTCCGAGGCTTTTGTGGGTGACGTATCATCCCCACTGAAGAAGCTTCTGCCTGAATACCGTAACATCGAGGACGGGGTACAGAGTGCGATTGCCAAGTTCTATGGCATCCCTTATCCGTTTCCTCATGAGGTTCACGACGCAGACAAGAGGATTTACTGGACTGAACGTAAGACGGTTGCAGACAGCGGTGTCAAGGACACGCTATGGCATCAGGACCTACATGCATCCAACAAGGTTACGGCTGTCGGCATGTCGCCTACAATGGCGAAGCGACACTTCCTCTCCCGCTTCAGGGAGCTGACTACTAATAAGGCGAAAGCCGCTTAAGGAAAAATAATGAAGAAGAAGCATTTTAATGCTCTAATGTCTATGATGACTGAATTGATTGAGAACGGTGACGACGAACAGTGCCTGACAGTGCTGGCGTCTGCCATGATGCGTATCAAGATGCGTACGAGGGTGCTACAGGACGAGGACGGTATCATCCATTCTCAGATTGCTATGTTCATCTCGGGAGATAAGGTCCTAGCTAGTACGCCCTCGCAATTCGAAATCCCAATGGTCCCCGCCATCTCGGCGTCTAAGGGGAGTACGATGCAATGACTGAACCCTATCTTGAACAAGCACACACGTATCGCACCCGAGAAGATCGGGTTGCGGAATTCCTCGATGCTTCTAGTTACCCGTCGTTCCAGTTAGTCTGGACGTGTATGTATGAGGAGCTTCAGGAGTTGAAGGAAGCCGCAGACGGCTTCCACACCGTCCTTGACAGTGAGGCGGACGACGAGACGAAGGCGAAGTACCGGGCCGAGTTCGTGAAGGAGTGGGCTGACGTCCAGTATGTCCTCTCACAGATGGCTCTCTTCTACAACATCAACGGCGAGGAAGCATTCATTCGTGTCGCCGACAACAACATGACCAAAGTAAAAGACGGGAAGGTCTTATACCGCGAAGACGGTAAGATACTGAAGCCCGAAGGATATCAAAAAGCCAACATGCTTGGTCTGTAGCTGAAGGGGGGCGAAAGCCCCCTTTCTTGTCAGGAAATCAAATGATAACTGTTCTTGTGTGTGGTGGTAGAGATTTCCACGACTGGTTCAAACTCACGACAACCTTAGACAATTTCTGTCAAGAGCGTGGGGTGGACGAGGCACAGCAAACATGATAGAGCGAGCTAAGAAGGCTGGCGTGGAGGTAATTAAGATTGACTAACCCTTTCCCTACATTGTACGAAGAAGTAATTTATAAGTCCCGATACGCCCGATGGCTCGAAGATGAGAACCGTCGTGAGACGTGGGACGAAACCGTAGACCGCCTCATCAACTACTTCGGTAAGCGCGTCAACTGGGTCGGCACCGTGGGTGACTGGGCCGAGATGCGTCAAGCCATCTACACCCTTGAGGTCATGCCTAGTATGCGGGCCTTGATGACGGCAGGACCTACCCTCGACCGTTGTTCGGTCGGTGCGTATAACTGCGCCTACCTACCTATCGACAGTCTCCGTTCTTTCGACGAGACTATGTATATCTTGATGAACGGCACCGGTGTCGGTTACTCGGTGGAGTCTAAGTATGTTGATCAACTACCACGAATTAGTGAATCATTTGAAAACACAGAAACCTGCATACACGTTGCTGATAGTAAGGAAGGATGGGCAAAGAGCTTCCGGGAGTTACTGTCCCTTCTGGTTGCTGGCCAAGTCCCCCAGTGGGACGTCTCGGGAGTACGCCCTGCCGGAGAGCGTCTCAAGACTTTTGGCGGAAGGGCTTCGGGGCCTGAACCACTCATCTCCCTATTCGAATTCGCAATCAACCTTTTTAGGGGTGCCGCTGGACGACGACTTTCAACACTGGAATGTCACGATCTTGTATGCAAAGTGGGTGACGTCGTGGTAGTGGGTGGGGTCCGTCGATCAGCACTCATCTCCCTCTTTGATTGTACCGACGACCGAATGTCCCTCTCCAAGTCCGGAGTCTGGTGGGACGAACCCGGCATAACAAGGCAGGGGTACCGAGCCCTAGCTAACAACTCTGCCGTGTATCGTAACAGGCGTCCCGACATTTCATTCTTTATGAAAAAGTGGAAAGAGCTACATGACAGTCACTCAGGAGAACCCGGACTATTTTCTCGATATGCTTGTCAAGCCATTACAGCAAGAAGCGGACGACGTAATCCAGATTATGAATTCGGGACTAATCCTTGCTCGGAGATTATCCTCCGACCTTTCCAATTCTGTAATCTCACGGAAATCGTTGTTCGAGCAACAGATACTATTGAGTCGTTGCGAACCAAGGCTCGTGTTGCGGCTGTGCTGGGAACGATTCAATCTACCTTCACAGACTTCAAGTACCTAAGGAAACGGTGGAAGGACACATGCGATGAAGAACGTCTACTGGGTGTCTCCTTTACGGGCATCTGTGATAACCTTGAACTTCTGGATCAACCCGCGCTCCTTTCTCAACTTCGAGAACACGTCGTTGAAACAAATGTCGTTTGGGCAGGTCTGCTTGGCATTAATCCTAGCACCGCTACGACTTGTGTCAAACCTTCTGGGACAGTCAGTCAACTCGTTGATTCTGCTTCTGGATTTCATGCTCGTCATTCTCTCTATTATCTACGAACTATCCGTGCGGACAATAAGGACCCTCTCACTGCTTTCCTCAAAGATGCTGGAGTCTATTCCGAGCCAGCACTCGGCAAAGAGGATACTACGACGGTCTTCTACTTTGCTCGGAAGTCTCCGGACACGGCTGTCTTCCGCGATGCAATGACGGCGGTCGAGCAGCTAGACCTGTGGGAACGGCTGCAAGACCACTGGTGCGAGCACAAGCCTTCCGCCACCATCTACGTCCGTGATGACGAATGGATGAAGGTAGGTTCGTGGGTGTACGAACACTTCGACAAGCTGTCAGGTGTCTCCTTCCTTCCCTATGACGGAGGTATCTACAAGCAAGCACCCTATCAGGAGATTACAGAGGATGAGTATAAAGCTTGGACTGCTACTCACCCACTTCCTGACATTGATTGGGACGACCTACGCCTGTATGAGTTTGAGGACCACACTACGGGCTCTCAAGAGTATGCCTGTGTTGGGACGTCCTGCGAAGTAACCTCAA